GGTCAGTGCGCATGGATCGGTTCCGGGTGGTGTGACTGGACTCGAACCCGTGGAAAAAAACAAACTAAGGTCCCCCACATCAGCGACGCGGGGAGGGGAATTCAGTCCCCGAATAAAGACGCGAAGGCGTGGCTCGAATCGATCTCGACGCGCCTCAAGTATGTCCGGATCATTCACGGGGACTGGAAACGCGGGCTCAACCACCACCACGGAACACACGGGCGCGGAACCGCGGGCTTCTTTCTCGATCCGCCGTACATGAAAACCGAAGGCTACTACGGAAACGGATCCGAAAACATCGCCCTTGAAGTCGCAACATGGGCACGAGAAGCCGCCGCCCCGAATGTCCGAATCGTCCTCGCGGGATTTTCGGGAGATTACGATCTTCCCGGATGGCGAGAAGTTTCATGGACGCGTCCCCAATCTCGCTCCGCGAAGTCCCGCGATCGTGAATGCCTGTACGTCTCGCCGCATTGTCTCGGTGCCGATGTCGATGCACAACCGGAAGCTCCTCCGGAAATTGTTGAGGCCTGGTGAGAAGTCTCGCTGAAAAGTTCGCGCTTGAGTTAAGCGAATCCGAACAGGCGGAATGGCTCGGACAACGGACCGAGGAGGAGATCAAAGCTCTTCGCTACGCATGGCCGTGGTGGGCAAGGCCTGAACAACGTGCGCCGGATGGCGATTGGTTTGTTTGGCTGCTTATGATGGGTCGCGGGGGAGGTAAAACGCGCGCCGCCTCCGAGTGGGTGCGCGAACGCGTCGAAGATGGTGCGATGTCGATCGCAGTTGTTGCACGGACCGCGGCGGACTACCGCGACACGATGATCAAGGGTCCGTCCGGACTTCTCGCCTGTTACCCGCCAGATCAGCGCCCAACGTTTCAGCCCTCAAATCGATCGATCACTTTCCGTACGGGAGCTCGGGCTCTTCTATTCTCCGCGGACAAGCCCGATCAAATGCGAGGCGGAAACTTCGACACGGGATGGTGTGACGAGGGGGCAGCTTGGCGGTATCCGGACGCGTGGACTCAACTTCGGCTCGCTACGCGTATCTCGAGACCCGGCCTCCCTCCGCGTATTTGCATGAGCACGACTCCGAGACCGATTCCGCTCATCCGTGACCTACTCAAAGATCCCGCAACACGTGTCACGCGAGGTTCTACCTTTGACAATATCTCGAACCTCGCTCCGGAATTCCTCGCGGAAATGCGCCGACAGTACGAGGGCACGACGATCGGCCGTCAAGAGTTGTATGCGGACGTGCTTGATGAAGCGAAGGGCGCACTATGGAAACGAAACCTTTTCCGTTTCGTGAAACCTAACGAGGTCCCGCAACTCCGCAAAATTGTGATCGGCGTGGACCCGTCAATTACAAGTGATGGAGCAGAAGCAGGGATCGTTGCATTCGGCTTAGGTGTGGACGATTTCGGATACATTCTCGGAGATCACTCAACGCGGGGCTCACCCCGTGCATGGGCTGAGAAAGCCGTCGAAGCGTACAAGTCCCATACTGCAGATTCGATCGTTGCTGAGGTCAATCAAGGCGGGGAGATGGTCCGCGAAATGATCCGAACCGTTGACCCGCATGTTCGAGTTGTCACGGTGCACGCGTCCCGCGGCAAGCGAACACGCGCCGAACCTGTCGTCAGCAAATACGAAGCGGGCCGAATCAAGCATGTTGGATCATTCCCGACGTTAGAGGATCAATTAGTCACATGGTGCCCTGATGAGTCGACCCAGTCCCCCGATCGCCTTGATGCGCTTGTTTGGGCCGTGACCTCAGGCATGCTTACCGGGTCAAGTGGGGCGATTACGATTGGGGGATCGGCACGTCCAAGTTACTGGCGCGGATAAAAAGGTCCGGGCTACGCGTAAAGATAGAGGGAGACTAAACCAAAACACGCAACCCGGACCCCAGAAGAACCAACACAATTAGGAGCGATCCCATGGTACGATCAAGGTGAGCCTATGCGCAAGGCAGAAAAGGACAAAAAGGCCCGTAATTTTCGGGCTCGAGTTGCCGCACGCGCTAAGCCTCTCGCGAAGAAAATTGATGCGCTCTTAGAGAAAATACTTCGCCGGGAGCTTGGACGAATCCTCAGAAATGAGTTCTCGAAGTCCGACGAAGAGGATGAGATTGCACGTCTTATCCGCACCTTCGGCGTTCGACGCGCAGAAACGACCGCACACGAAACCGTCGCCAGCCTCAAAGGGACTTGGGTAAGGCGGCCCGAGGTCTATCGTGATTTCTACAAAAACAAAGAAATCAAAATTAAAGAGTACCTCGCAAACTCTAAGTCAAAGTTACCGGGCATTGTTCGGCGTGAACTCTTGCGCGCTGAACGAAGACGCAAACCTGAGGATCCAAGACTGACGCCAACCGTGCTTACGCGTAACCTATTCGACAAACTTCGCGACAAAGGAGACTTCAGCCCTGCACGTGCGGAGCTCATTGCACGCACGGAGATCGCGCAAGCCGAAAACTTCGGGATTATGGAAGGACTGAAACTTTCCAACGTCGATCGAATCCAATGGATCACGATTACCGACGACCGTGCACGCGAAGACCACATCGAGATGGATGGCGTGATCATTAACGTCGGTGAGATGTTCGAGCTCCCGGACGGATCACGCTTACGATTCCCTGGAGACCCTAGCGGACCGATTGAACAAATCGCAAACTGCAGGTGCTCCGTTATTCCCGCCGATCCCAAAGAGCCCATTGAAGCGACAAAGGCGTAGCCTGATATTGTACGGAATTGATTTCACGTGCGATCTTGAAAGTGAATACCTGTTTACAGTAGACCGCTTTCGCAGTGCCGAAAGTTTCATCCGTTTCCATTGGAAGCTTCGGCCTTAAGCATAACAGTGGACGCGTTAACGAAGAATTCCATCGAAGTCTTCGAGGTCAACGTGGCGTCAAAGTCTTCCGCGAGATGGCCGACAATGACGCGATCGTTGGCGGGATTTTATTTGGTATTGAGTCGCTCATCCGGAGCACGTCTCGGTCTGCAAAGCCCGCAAAGCCGAATGACGAAAAGGCCAAAGAATGGGCTGATTTTCTTGAATCATGCATCCTCGATATGGAGCCGGACTGGCAGAATTTTCTGTCAGAAGTCATGTCCGAACTCATATTCGGGTGGTCATTCTTCGAGATTATTTATAAGACGCGCCGAGGCGAAAAGAAGAATCCGCTTGAATCGTCCCGCTATTCGGACGGCAAAATTGGGTGGGCACTCTTTGGGTCGCGCGCTCAAGAAACACTTGATCACTGGGAGATTGACGAGACCGGCCGCATTCTCGGCATGTGGCAGCAACTTGAACGCGGCGCACCCGTCTTAATCCCAACCGAAAAGTCTCTCCTCTTTAGAACTCGAATTCACAAAAATTCCCCCGAAGGGAGGTCCATTCTTCGATCCGGCTACCGAAGTTGGTATTTCAAGAAGAAGCTTGAAGAAATCGAAGCTATCGGCATTGAGCGGAATATCGCCGGTCTTCCCGTGCTCCAAGTTCCGCCACGGTTAATGGATCCATCGGCCAGTGCTGCCGATATTGCAATCCGTGCGGACCTTGAGAAACTCGTCCAAGAGATCCGAATGGACGAGCGCATGGGCGTTGTCATCCCTGCGGAGATTGACGAATCCAATACACCGACTGGTTATAAACTCGGTCTTCTCGCATCGTCCGGCAAGATGGAAGGCGGAGCCGATCCCGTAATCAAACGCCATGAAACGCGAATTGCCGCGTCATGTCTCGCCGACTTCATCATGCTCGCCATTGATCGGGTCGGAGCATTCTCAACCTTCAAGGGCAAGGCTAATTTATTCGGGATCGCGCTAACAACTTTACTTGATGGGGCCTTTCAAGTCTTAAACAAGTCCGCAGTTTGCCCGCTGATGAAACTTAACGGATGCCCGGATGATCTTTATCCAACTCTCGAACATGGCGACATTTCCCAAGCGGAGCTCGCCGATATTTCCACGTATGTTCAAGCGCTCGGCGGTTCCGGATTCATCACACCGACAAAGGAGCTCGAAAATGAACTCCTTCGCCGTGGAAGTCTTCCGCTTGCTGAAGAAGGGGAAGAACTTTTGCCTGACGAGCCGGATGCGGAGGGCAATGAGCTTGCTACTGACCTTGTTCCGGCTGCTCCCGAAGAAGGCAAAGCCGCCGACACCGCACTCACCGGAATCCAAATTACGAGCATGATCGCGGTCGTTGAGGCGGTCGCACAGGGCCGGGTGCCGCGGGAAACGGGAATCGAAGTTCTCCGAATCGGCTACTTGCTTGACGAAGCAGCGGCGGAGCGCGTCATGGGCGAAGTGGGACGTGGATTTGAACCCGCGCAACCCGAAGAGGCAACGTTAGAACCTGTCGAAAAGGGTCGGGCTGATGAGCCGGCAAGCCATAACGCCGCACATGACGCAGTTCAAAACGTTATACGCGCCGGAAAATTAAAGAAGAAACCGTGCGTAAAGTGCGGAAATCCAAAATCCGAAGCGCATCATGAAGACTACAAAAATCCGCTTAAAGTGAAGTGGCTCTGCAAATCCTGTCACATGAAACATGATCAACGGACGGCGAAATGAGCCGACAGCCCCCCTCTTATGATTACCTCGAAGCCGCATTAAGTCGTGCGCGTCGTGTGCTTTCTCGCGATGACTTCACCGCGATTCATATGGCGGCGCGCGGTTATGCGGGTGGAAAAGCAAAACACCGCTATTCCCAGATCTCGGTACCTGAAGAGTCTCCTGAAATGGACACCGACGCCGAACTCGCTGATGTTCTCTTCGTTTCCGGAACTCCGAGTGATCTTGACGTCGCACGCGGGATGCCATTCGCCGGATCACTCGGTCCGATCTTTAAGGAGTACACGGAAGGCGTTGATCATTACGCGATCGTGTATGCGGTCCCGAGACGTGGCGACGTTCCGGAAAAATGGGCCGGATGGCTCGCACAAAAAATTCAAAAATTGGACCCACAAAAAATCATCGCGCTTGGAGATGCGGCCTCACTCGCGGTTATCGGCGCAATCGGGACGGAACCTGACGAAACAATTCCGCATCCGAAAGCGGTCGCGCTGAAACCGGAGCGACGTACGCAAGTGATCCGGAAAATGGCCCGAGTCATTCGAGGCCTTGACGTGCGATCTGAGATTACAGTAGACACGGCACAACCGGAGGTCACAAGTCCGGGCATCTCGCGCGAAGTCAAAATCAGCAAGGCAGATAAGCCTCGCCAAATTGTCTACGCTGCAGTTCTCGATCCGTACCAAGTTGATGCCCATGACGATTGGGTTCCGCCCATTCATGTTGAAGAGACGGCCCATCGATGGCTCACACAATCTCGAGTGGTGGGCCTCCAACATACCGAACAGGCTGATGCGTATCCCGTAGAGTCTTGGATCGTTCCGTATCCGTCCGAAGAAGACTACTCAAAGGCCGTTAAAGGCGAACCGCACCGCGTGCACCGAATGCCTTTCGGCTCCGAGACAGTGCACTCCGGAACTTGGATTCTCGGTACTAAGCTTGGCGACAAATCGTGGGCTGAATATCTAGCCGGCAATGTCGGCGGTTATTCAGTCGCTGGCTACGGATTCCGCACTGACGTCACGACCTCCGCGATGCCCGAAGTTACCTTCGTTGACCTCGCGGAGGTTCGTTAAATGCCAAAAAACATCACCGCTCTAACAGATCTCGAAACAATCGAAGTCTCTCTCGTCAAAAAAGGCGCGAACCGTAAACCGGTCGCGTTCGTAAAGGAGATCGGTTCAATGCCGAAAACGAAAGAAGAAATCATCAAGGCAGTCCTCGAGACTGCAACCGAAAACGAAGTGGACCTTGAAGCTCAGATCAAGGCCGCAAACTTGAGTGACGAGGCAACGCTTGCGATTTCCGTGGCAGCACGCGCGATCACTGGATTTGCAGACGCAATCCCAGAAACCGCGCATGAGCTCATTGCGAAGGCGCTCGGCCTCAAGTTGAAGACGGAACCTGTGAAGGTCCCCGTTGATCCGATTTCCGAATTGACCCCGGAAGCTAAAGCCCTTTTCGCGAAGGCGCAAGCTACCGCGGACGAAGCAACAAAAAAGGCGGAAGCGGTCCAGAAGTCTTTGGATTCGGAACGTCTTGAGCGACGGACAAAAGAGTTCGTCACAAAGGCTGCTGAGTATCCGAAGATCGGGGGAGACCTCTCCAAGACGGGCGAGTTGCTCCGGCGCGTGGCTGATCTTGATGCGGGCCTCGCGTCGCATCTTGAATCGGTACTGAAAAGCGCTGAAGAAATTGCCGCAAAATCGGCCCTTTTTGTCTCCGTCGGAACGACTCAGGTAGCCGAGGAGCTTGATGCTTACGGCAAGATCAAGAAGGCCGCATCCGAAATCCGAAAATCTCATCCCGAAATGTCCGAGGTTCAGGCGATTCGCGTGGCCACGGAACAAAACCCCGAACTTGCAAAGGCGTATCGCGCCGAAAGGAATTAGATCATGGCAGTAGCATCTGGCATGGGGCCGGTTATCGTTAGCTACCCAGCTGGCGCGGACCTCTCCACTCACAAATACAAATTCGTTAAACGCTCGGGCGCAAACGTTATCCTTTGCGCGGCCGCAACCGACATCCCTCTTGGTGTTCTCCAAAACGATCCGACAAGCGGACAGGCCGCCTCGGTTATGATCTTTGGCGAGACAAAGATTAACGCCGATGCTGCGCTTGCAGTGGACGCATTGATCGGGACTTCAGCAGACGGCCAAGCAGACGCAAAGACTGTCGGCACTGATACGACCGAATACGTTGTCGGTCGAGTGTCGATCGCAACCGCAAACGCGGGCGAACTCGGATCTGCACTCATTAACTGTTTGACCCCTCACCGGGCGAGCTAAGAAAGGAAAACTGAGAAGCCATGCCGCAACCAACCGCAAAAAATGTGCATGAGGACGAGCTCCTCACTGACTTTTCTTTGGCTTATAAGGCCGACGCGAAAGACTTCATTTTCGATAAAGTCTTTCCGTTTATGCCAAGTTCAAAGCAGTCGGATAAGTATCGAACTTATACTAAGAATGACTGGTTCCGTGACGAGGCTAAGATTCTTGCCCCCGGTGCCGAACCCGTGATCACGGGATACAACGTTTCGACGGATACGTTCTACTGTGACGTATGGTCGATCGGCCATGACGTTGACGAACAAGTCGAAGCTAATGACGACCTCGGTCGGACAATGCGGGATGCAACCGAGTTTCTGACCCAGCTCATGATGATCCGCCTTGAACGCCAGTTCCATGCGGACTTCTTCACGACTTCGGTTTGGGGAACGGATGCAACTCCAGGTGTTCTTTGGAGCACGGGCGCCACGTCTGACCCGCAAAGCGACGTCGAAACGGCGAAGCGAACCGTGAAGATTAGCACGGGGTTCAAGCCGAATAAGATGGTCGTCGGATACGACACGCACAAGGCGCTTCTCGTTCATCCGTTGATCCGTGAGCAGTACAAGCACACGACCTCGGATAAGATTAACACGAACATGTTGGCGTCGTATTTCGACGTTGAGCAGTACCTTGTGAGCCAGGCGACCTATGCGACGAATTTGGAGGGCGCAACCGCTGCGATGGATTTCGTCGGCGGAAAGCATGCCCTCTTGGTTTATTCGCCTCCGCGTGCGTCCATGATGGCTCCGACATCGGGGCTTGTCGTTGGGTGGGCTGGGTTGACGGGGCTCAATAACGCGGGAATGCGCGTTCTGAACATCGACAATCCACTCGCGCATAGCAAACGCGTTGAAGTTCAGGCCGCCCTCGATTTCAAACGCGTTGCTGCGGACCTCGGTTACTTCTTCAATGGAGCCGTAGCGTGATTCGTTATCGCGTAAAGCGGGCGTTTGTGGATTCGTTCGGCGAGCTTAAAGCAGGCGACTGCCCGCCCGTCGAACGATCCGCAACGTGGACGAATCTCCGTCCTATGCTTTCACTCGGGATGGTCGAACCCATTCCAGCGGAAGCGACTCCGACTAAGAAGGCCAAGAAAGTTTCCGCGGAAGAAGTCGCCGAATTCTAAAAGGAGAGCGGGCATGTCTTTCTCGTACACGTTACAGGCGAGCATGTCCGCACTTCACAAAGTTCGGTTCTACATCTCTGACACGGACGCTTCTGCTTTCCTCCTCCACGACGAAGAAATCTTAAACGGACCCCTCTCCACGTTTCCGAATTCGGTTTATCGAGCAGCCGCTGAAGCCGCGCTCATGTGCGCCGCTAAACTCGGCAAGGAACCGAACCGAACCGCGATCGGTATGAGCGACGATTCAAAGTCTCCCGCGGACTTCTACCTCGGACTCGCTGATCAACTCCTAGAGAAGGGTGCACGGAACGGGTTGACCGTGTTTGCGGGTGGCCGAACGGTATCAGGGAAAGAGGACCTTGCCCTCGATACGGATAAGATTCAGCCGTCATTCTCTATCGGGCAGGATGACAATCCCCAAATTTCTGAATCCACGAGGCACTATCATGAAGAGTGACCTCCCAAAACTTATTGCGCAACTTACGAAACGCCGCGTGATATTCCGGAAATATCTCCTAAAGGCCTCGCAAATTGTAGCGGGTGAGATCCGAACTTCAATTAAGGAATGGGTTTCAGGGACCGAGGGCCGAAAGACGGGTGCACTCATGCGTTCATTCCGTCCGGTCCTCGAAGATAAAAACGGGGAACTTTCCGCGGGTGTTTATTCTGATCTTCCGTACGCTGCGATTCACGAATTTGGCGGAACCATTTCCGCAAACGGGAAGAAACTCGCTATCCCCCTCACGACAACCGCGCGCCAAGTTTACCCGCGAAGCTATCCCGGGGAATTGTTCGTGTGGAAGTCTGAAAATGGAAACGTTTTCCTTGCCGAATCGCGCAAGATGAAACGAAAAAATAAACTTCGTCTTGTCTACCTTCTTCGGGACTCCGTTTACATCAAGCCGAAAGGCTATCTCGATCTTGCCGCTACAACTTCGGCCCCGAAAATTCGAGAGATCATGCTTAAGGCGCTTGAGGAGATTGCGAAGACTTGAGCGACAACCGACGCGCCATCATCGAGAATCTCGTGACAACGTTGACAGCGATCAACGGAGTCGCACCTTATGAGACTGAGGTTGCGCGTGTTGATCGATTCACATCGACCTGGGGGCAGGCTAAGAATTTTATTGGACGGCCGATCATTGGTATCGCTGCCGGGCCGACTACGACTGCTTACCAAAAAACATTCTCCATCCGATGTACCTCTAGATTTTACCTATGGTGCCACATTAGTGGACTTGATGAAACGGAACGCCTCGAGACTATCGACAAACTAATTGATGACGTTATTTATGCGCTAAGCCTCTCGCAATCTCGGGGCGGATACGCTTCTTCAACTACAATCGTCGGGTGGGAGACGGACGAACAGGACGACACGCGCGGAAATTCCTTGAGCGCTCGCGTCGATGTCGACATCGTCTATTTCCGCACGACAGGAAAATCATGAAAGTAAAATATACAGGATCGAAATTTGATTACACGTATCCCGGGATTGATCGAGCTTTAGTCCCCGGTGAAACCGTCGAAGTAGAGGACGAACTTGGAACCCTTCTCATCTCGACGGGAATTTTCGCGTCCTGCGAACCTGTAACCACACACCCTGAAATTGAAATTACCGTGGAGGACTTCTAAATGGGCTTACTCGTACCAGATACACTTGGACGCGTTGAACGTGTCGGCGCTATGCGCGAAACAACTTTTGGAACTTACGTCAAGACGACCGCGGCCGGGGTTGCGGGAACAGGCGCGGTCCCAAAACAGGGCGCCATGCGTGTCTTGACGTCCTCTTTTTCCAATAAGACGGGGCGTGAGAATCGACGTGATAAGCGGGCAACTCGAAGTCATGAAGAGCGCATTACGCGCATGACTGAGAATTCGTGGTCACTTGAAACTTATTTACTTCCCGCCGATACAGGAGACGGGGCCCGAGACCCAGATTGTTCGTCCTTAATCCATTGCGCCATGGGCGTAGTTGCGCATTCCGGTGATACGTCAACCACGTATACGCTCGCGGAATCACAAACCGCACTCGGAAGCCTTAGCCTTTGCCGGGAGTCGAGCTCCACGATCATGGAACAGCTTGCAGGCGCATGGGTCGAGGAAATGTCGATTCGATGCGCAGGTGGGGATGAGCCGAAGATTAGCTTTAGTGGAGGCGCAAAGAGTCATATCCTCACGGCTTATTCGACAGTCTTTGCAGATGCCTCCGGAACATCTCTTGAAGTCGTAAATGGCGATAATTTTGAGAATGGATCTGTCGTCCAAATTGGAACTTCGGACGCAACGGGAGCCGGACACACACTTACCGCGAAAACAAACACGACCGGGCAACGATACTCATTCACCGTCACTCCAGCTATTACCGGCACGCAAGCCGCCGGGCTGGATGTGATCCCGTTTTTCCCGGCGGTTACGTATAACGGAAGTCCGATCGCAGGCATTACGGGGTCGGTTGCGCTCAGGGATACGGGCGGAACGTACGAGACGTTGGACGTTACAGACGCAACCGTAACCCTGAAAAATATGATCAAGCCCTTAAACAATCTCGCGTTCTACCAAGAGGTACCGGACGTCAACCCCGGGTATCGTGAAGTCTTTGGGGAAGTTACCGTTAGGGCTCGACGCGATCGCCTTAAGTATCTCGGGACTCGGAAAGACTTCACGGTGCAAGATCTCCGCATTGTGTGCGGTTCCGTTGCCGGGTTCGTGGTTGCGATTACGGCTCGGGTGGAACTCGAGTTCGGCGACTTAGACCTTCCTGAATCTGAAGAAGGCTATTTCAAGCTTCCGTTTTTCGGGCAATCCGGAGCCGGACTCGCAAATGAGCTTTCCATTGTAATCGGTCCAATTCCCGCGTAGCTTGACGTCTTAGCCTGTTTACACTAGGCCGAGACTACGATGGAAATTGTAGTCGGTGGCTTTGACGAAGGTGTGTGGTTCGTTCCGGATTTCGGGGATAATAGGTCCCTTGCCCCTGATTTTCAGGCTGCGGTCCAGATTAAACCGCTGAGTGGTCGCGAAAAGATTAAGATCGAACATACGACCGGCATCAAGGTGCGCCATCGAAACCGCATTGACGCCATTGCTCAACGCGAATGGCTAAAGCAAAAACGCGTTTTGGAAGACCGTATTGTTGCCCTCAATAACTGGACCCGTCGAGATAAGAAAACTGGCGAGAAGACTAAAATCCTTACAGCGAAGGAGTTCGTGGAGACGATTCTTGCATCAGATAATGCAGCTCTTCTCGATATTCTCGATCAAATTTATGGGGCGATCGTCGACTCGAGTGTTTTGGAGGAGTCTTTCGCGGGGGAATAAAGACCGCCATCCGTTTCGCCCTAAGCGGAGACAAGCGGTTACAGGAATGGGGTTGCTCGGTCTGTAAAGGAGAGAAGTTTGCTAACCAGGATTGGAAGCGTACGGCTCGAAATTGCGACGGAACAAAGCCCGTTGACCTCGGTTTTGTTTGGGATCCTAAGCTTCAACGATGCCCATTTTCCGTTATCACCGATCAAGCCTGGTCGACGATTGAACTTTGGGATCAATGGCGGCGCTTCAAGATCCTACCTTTTCCGGGAGACCTTGGAGACCAGCCCGCGCCTATCGTCGAAATTATCCAACTTTGCGAAAACGCGAGAGTGCTAAGTGACAACGTCAACGCACAAAGTAGGAATAGAAATTCCGGTAAGTGACGAGGACCTCGGCAAGCTCGTCAAAAAACTCCAAGACGCCGATAAAGCTACCCGCCAACTTGACCGAGGAATGGGGGAGCTCGCTAAGGCAATCGCATTAGTCGCTAATCAACGCCTGGAGAATATCGCGAAACTGGAAGCCGCTTTTCGGAATCCTATCGGCGCAGTCCAAGACCTAATCCGCGGACTTCATCCTTTGGCTGGAGTTGCGATGGCTGCAGCGGGTGCCGCGGTTCGAGCGGGAACCGCGTTCATGCAATGGCTCACGGAAACCGCACGCGGAATGAATGAAGTTTCCGTTTCGGCACGACGTCTTGGCGTAACGGTCGAATTCATTGACACGATTGGGCATGCCGCAAAACTTGCCGGCACTGACTTTCAAACCGTTGAAGTAGGCCTTAATAAGATGGCCCACGAAATTACCGAAAACGCAGAAGTGTTTAAGGTTCTCGGTATTGCCATCAAAGACGTGCACGGTGCACTATTACCGACCGATCAAGTCTTTCAGAATGTTGCGAAGCGCGTCGCAGAAACAAGCGGGAGCTTCGACAAAATCGTACTCGCGGAAACCGCATTCGGAAAACAGGGCCGACTACTAGTCCCTCTCCTTAACGAAATCGGAAAAAACATGGCCGGCGTTGAGGCGAATCTGGATCGCCTTGGAGGAGCCATTGACGATGTTACCGTAAAGCAGGGCCAAGAATTCATGAATGCCCTGGAAAATTGGAATAAGGCATCCGGAAATTTACAGGAAAGCTTGGCAACTAATTTCCTTCCGACGATGACCGAAGTTGTCGAATCAATGTCCTCGTTTGTGGGTTGGTTGTCTAAGGCGGAAACGAAGTTTGGAGCCGTTTCCATAGCCGCATTGGCGGCGATCCCAGGTATTGGGCAATTTGGGACCGCTATAAAGAACGCACTCAAGTTTGAAATTGATGACGGCGCTCCGCGTACCGAGGCGATTATTGAGCCTGGCGATTGGGTTGATGAAAGTAAGATCTCAAAGTCTCCGCAAGAGTTACTTGAGGCGCATAAGAAAAAACTAGAGGCGGCGAAGGAGGCGGCGAAGTTCGAGGAAAAAGTAGAGAATTCAATGGCGAAACTTCGCGATGCGCAAGCCGCGAAGATTGAAGAAGACTTCAAAAGACGCGCGGACTTGGCGAAAGAGGAGCGCGACACGGAAGAAGCGGAGATCAATCGCCGATCCGATAACGAGGACGAACTTCGTCAGGAGCAACTTGAGCAGGCTCGCGGGATTGCTGATTCCTTTTTCCGCCACACTGAAAATCAAAGGAAGCACACTGCCGAAAAGCAGAAAGAGGATATCGAAAAGGCCGAAGGGTATCTTACGAGCTTCCTAAGTCCTCTTCGCCAAGCCGTGCAAGAGGGTAAGAATTTTGGCGAAGCACTGAAGGCTGGGGTTCAAGGGTTCGGGGATTTGGTTCTCGCTGAGTTTGAGAAAATACTTGCAAGCCAAGTTGCAAAGTCAATCGCGGGAATGTTTTCCGGTGAGGGTGAGGGCGGTGGTATTCTCGGAGGCTTAAAGAATCTAGCAGGATCGATCGTGAGTGGACTCGGTTCATCGGGTTCCGATGTTACGGATACCGGATTTTCAAGATCTCAGATCGCAAAAGAAATGGGTTACGCGACCGGCGGGTGGGTTCCCGGGAATGCGGGAGGTCCGTCTGATTCAGTGCTCGCGCGCGTGACTCCGGGTGAGCTTATCCTCCCTCCGCACATCGCAAACTGGTTCGCTAAACTTCCCGGATTCGCGCGAGGCGGGCGGGTCAAAAGTCAATTTGGCGGACCGGGATATTATAGCCTAGGAGG